GTTACCAACAAGACCTGATTCTAAAAGTGCTCCCATTTTTTTGGTTTTTTACTTTTTATTTATTTTTATGTTTTATTTTAATTTACTCATAAGGTCCTTCATTCTTAAGAATTGTGGATTCTCATAAGTTTTTGATTCAATCAAATTAACAGCTGAACCTGAAGCTTGAGTATTTTCAACAATACGTTCAATCGACTCATTTACTGGTTTTGAGCTTTCATTTGATAATTCATCCTTTATTTGTTTATACAAGTTTTTTGATTCTTTAAGAGATTCAACATTATCAAATCTTTTAAGAATGTTGATTTTCTCTTGTTTAGAGGTTGAGTGTTCTGTAAACAAACGTGTAGCATAAGCTAAGTTTGAATTGAAAACTGCCACTTCATTTAACTTGTTTCTGAAAACGTTAAGAGCGTTTTTGTACTCTTCATTTTTCTCTCTGAGAAGATTTAATTCATTCTCAACAGATTCAACACGAAGATGTCTTGGTGCTGCTTTTGGTTTTGGTAAACCTTTCTTACCAAAATATCTACCTGTACCAAGAGTGCGAGACGCTTCTTTTGTTTCCACTTTTTTAACGGATTTCATTTTTCCGTCCATATTTTCACCTTCTTTGTATTCAAATTTGGCTTTACCTGTACCCATAGTTTTGTTTGCTTTTTTCTTCACAACATCAAAACCACCTGATGTATTAGGTTTTTTGTCATATTTGAATTTTGGTGAACCGATTCCTAAACCTTTTGGTTTAATGGACATTTTTGATTCTTCCATAACTTCTTCTTCATCTGAATCTTCTTCATCTGAATCTTCCATTACTTCTTCTTCGTATGATTCTTCTTCATCATAAGATTCCATTACTTCTTCTTCGTCTGAATCTTCTTCATCCGAACCTTCCATAACTTCTTCCTCTGAATCCTCATCCATTTCAATTTCATAAACGATTTCTTCGTCATCTGAAACCTCAACTTCATCGTCAGAATCTTTAGAAAAAACAGAGTCAACAATATCTTGTATTGTTTCATCTGAATAATCTTGTGTTTCTTCCATTTCCATAGAATCTTCCATATTTGTATCTTCCATAGTAGTTTGTTCTTCGTCACCTTCTTGAACAATCATATATTCTTTGCCACTTGCTTTTACGTTCAAATTTCCTGAGTCATCTTTAACTACAACAAATTCGTCGTTAGGTCCCATAAGTTCATAAACTTTAAGAACATCATCAACATCGTGACCTGTCATATCAATCGTATCATCGTCAGACATATCTAAATCGTCATCAGACATTTCGATATCCATAACGTCAGAGGTAACGTCTAGATTATCAGTATCATCACCACCTTCTTCTGAATCTTCTTCCGATTCCTCTTCCGATTCTTCTTCTGAATCTTCATCTTCTAGGTTTGAATCAACTTCTTCTTCAACCTCTTCTTCTTCATCCTCATCGGATTCGTTTAGAGATTCTTTTACTAATTCTTTGATTTCTTGTCCCATAGTGGAAGCAAGTATTCCTTTTGCGTTTTCAGCAATCGCTTCTTCCAAATTTTTCATTTGGATGATTGCATCTTCAACTAATGATTTTTCTTTTGACATCACTATTTTTTTCTATATAAATATATCCCTCTCTCAAAAAAGTTTATTTTTCACTTTTAAGAGAGTAGATTTTTTTAATTTTTATATAAATATTTTCGAGAATGAAAAAAGCACAAAATAAAAAAGGGGGATAATTCCCCCTTTTCTTTACTCATAAAAACAAAACACCCAAAAAAAACTTAGTCAATAACTTCGTCAATTTTACTTTCAACTATTGCGGTAATTCTCCAATCTTGAGTATAAGCTTCAAAAACCTTGGTCACTTTGGCTTCAACGTCAGTTGGGTTGTAACCTTTAACCAATTTTTCTTCTTTTTGTTTTTTAATCTTACCTGATTCTGAATCTACCATATCAATGGAGATTTTTGCTACAAAATATTTTTCGTCCATAATTTTTTTTTATAATAATCGTATTTTATTTTTTAATTGTCAACGTTTAACAATTAGAATTTCGTGAGATTCTTTAGAATTAGTGATTCCCATTTCGGTTCTATTTTTTCCTATTCGAGTTTCACCATTCCCCATAGAATAATTCCATTTAGGGTAAAATAACTCAAAATCTTTATAATATTCTCTAATGGTTTCACAATTGTTATAGGATAAAACAAAATTTCCTTTATGACTTAAAAGTAGGTCTCTTAGTTTTATGTGGTCAAAATTATTGTGATGAACAGGAATATTTCTCATCGGATAAATTCCTGTAAACATTTTATTGTCATTGTCTTTTTCTAAGTAATACGGGGGGTCCAAGTATAAAAACTTATTTGGATTATTTTCAATAACATTCTCAAAAGACATTTCTTGAACCATCAAATTTTTGAGATTAAAAGTTTCAATTTTTTTAACCATCGAATTCCATTTATTTTGATTCAAATATACTTTTGAACCCCAACCCAAATAACCTGGTCCGTATGAAGTGTTATGATTGAAAAAATAATAAGCCGCCGCTGTGATGTTATCTAAACTTATTGGTGTTGTTCTTTTATAATAATCGGTCTTCCAATCTGATAAAAGGGTTTGAGTTTTATCCCAATTAATTAAAATATCTTTTATTCGTTTATACTCTTCTTCTGTAGGAGAAATTTGTTGAAGTTTCAAAGATAACTCTTTTGGATTGTTTAATAACACATTCCAAAAATTTACCAAAGCGTCAAAAATATCAAATCCGTAAACTTTTTTTCCTAAACTAGCCCAATGAACTTCTAAAGAACCTCCACCAATAAATGGGGAATATATTTCTTGATAATCTTTAACAAAGGGAGTTATAAATTTAATCGCTCTTGTTTTTCCACCTGCGTACCTGAGTGGTGTTTTCATTTTTTCCTTGTTAACTTTTTATTTTCAATAAATCTACCAAAACTTTCAATTAAATTCAATGGTATCTTTGTGTTGGACTCTTGAAAATTCCATTCAGGATAATTGGAATATTCCTCGAAATATTCTTTCAAACATAACTCTTCAATGTATGTCACATCAAGAGGAATTTGAATTAATGAAGTTTTGAATATTCCTGTTATTCGTTTTTTTACCGATTCTATAAAAATACAATAAACTAACATTTGTTTTTTTTCATTTAATTTATCACATATCAAATGATGAAGTGAAAAACGATTAATCCCAGGAGTTCCTTTCAAAGCTGAAATGTAATTGGATAGAGTACCTTTGATTCCTGATTTAGAATTAGATTTTCCTATTTTTAGAATTTTTTTCGACCCATCTTGGGAAACTTCGATAAAAAAATAAACTCTTCCTCTTTTGTCATTGAGACGTTCCCGTTTCATAATCCAATCAAAAGACAATTCACCATCTTTTTTTTGAAATTGGCCGACGTACTCTAACCGATTAGTTTTGATAATTTTATCTACAAAAGACATTGATATTTGGGATTACTTTCCCAAATAATCGGATAATCTTTTCATTAAGTCAACTGACTTGCCAATTGAGTCTCCCGCAATCCTTTCGGATTTTGCTCTTTTTTCTTCTTCTAAATTTTCTTCGTAGTTAAATCTATCTTCAGGGTTTTTAAACAAATAAGCCCCTGGAGTAGATGGTGAAGATACAAGGTCAAAACAAATTAATTCAAAATCATCTTGAACTTCGTTTTGTTCTCCCACTTTTTTCAAAGACCCAACACCACGAGAAGATATTCCAAGAGTCACCCCTTGTCTTAGATAGTTTGCGGCTAAATCTCCTTTTGTTGAACAAACTCCTCTTTCGTGGAAACCTGGACTTGTTAATAATTTTAATTTTCCCATCAATACAGGACCATCCCACCATATTTCATTAATAATGTGTGAAACCCTATCAAGGTCAATTAAAGACGACTCAGGGTGATTTAATTCAGAAAGTGAAGTACCTTTCGCGATTGCCTTTTTATAGTTCTCAGCTTCACGCTTAAGTATTCTTTCAGGATATATTCTACCATTCCTATTAGGAGTGTTATATTTTTGAAGAACCGCATAAAATTCAAAAGGTTTAGAGTAGTCAGACAAATCTTTTTGTTCTCTGAGAACTTTTGAATTGAATTCGTGTTTTGGGGATATATATCCCGCATCGTATTCAATCAAAATTCCTTTTTGATTGATTTGACCTGGCTTTAATATTGGAAGTTCCATTTAATATTTTTTATTATAAATATTAAACTTCTCCCAAATTAACACCTACCTTTTCGATTTTTGTTGTTTTTCTCAAATGAAATTTAAAATACGAGTTATTATAAAAGTTTTCTTCGATTATTTTTTTACTCAGATTTTTTAAAGTATCTTTTAATTTTTTTGATTTGAAATTATCTTGGGTTTCGTTTGTGAATAATGTTACTTCCAAATTTAAAAAAGATTTTTTTCCTTTATTCAAACCACTTGAACGTAAGTCCATATCAACAATGAACTTGTTATCGAACATATTTTTATCAACGTGTTCATAGATGGTGTGTTTTATTGCTCTGTTTAAATTGAGAACTATTCTTTGCCAGTTATCATTGTTAGTTTTTGGTTCAACCCAAGTTTGGATATTGAGATAAACCGATTTGAAATTGATTGAATCAACTGTTCCATAACTCACTTTCACGGTCCGAAACCCCAAAATTTTTGACGTTTTTCCTTTTTTCATTACTTTTCATACACTTAAAGTTTATTTTATAGAAAATTAGTTATATTTATAATTAAAATCAAAAAATATTGTGTTTTTAATTAAAAAAAAATCTATACCCACATCCAATAATTTTTCCTATACTTTCATATGATTATAATTAAACTGCACAGGAAAATTTCTATTGAAAAAGCTCTTAAGGACTACAAAAGTAAAGTAATCAAAACAAGACAACTAACTGAATTGGTTAATAGAACTGAGTACAAAAAGAAATCAGTTTTAAAAAGAGAACAACTTAAAAAAGCTATTTACGTACAAAAAAATTATAGAAAAAAGAAAGATTAAAGATTTTCTCTTAAATTTTTCATCTTAATATAAGATACCTTATCAAAAGTTTCGTTTTCCACCTTCTTAATTGTTTCTTCAATTTTTTCTTTTATTGAATCATCCTCGGCGGTTTCTATCAAGGTTTTTAATTTTTCTAAAGTTTCTTCTTTCACGACAGAAAACTTTTCATTAAGTTCTTCATCTTTGGTATTAAGAAGTTCGAAGAATTCTTTTTTCTCACTCTCATTTAAGTTTTCAATATGTTGTTGAATTGTCTTATTAGCAATTGAAACCATAGATGAAATAGGGAGATTTAAAATTTCTTTAGTATCTTTCTTTTCCTCTTTTTGTAAATTTTCTTTAATAAATTTTCTACTTTCTATTTTGGTTTCTAATTTTGTGATATCACCAAAAAACAAATTATCAATATGAGGGTATTCATTTTCACAAACAACTTCACTTGATTCAACCCAAAGTTGTATTTTTATAAAGTCGTCCGATTTAAGTTTATTAATTGTGTTTTCAAAAATTCTAACACATTCATTAATGTAATCATCAACTAAATCTTTTTTTAATCCTTTTTTAGAATTCAATTCATCATACAAATAAAACAATTTAGAGATATTTTTATTTTCTAAAATATTCTTTTTGAAGAACTTTAATTTTTCAGGGAAAGTTTTATCGACATATGATTCGATTAATAACTTTTCTATTTTCGATTTTAAAAGACCAAACTTATTCATATAATTTTTTTATATAAATATTAGTCACCAAGAAGTTTTTCCAATTGTTTTTCCATTTCACCTAAATGATTTCTTGCCTTAGACAAATCTATATAATCTTTGTCATCAAAAAAACCATTATTTTCACTCTCTAAAAGTATATTGTAGTTATTTTTTTCTACTCCTTCAGGGGTAACTCCCGCTTCTCCTCCTGGTTCAGGACCTGGAGGTGGTGGAGGCGATGGAATTTCTCCTCCTGATGGTTCCCCTCCGCCAGGTGGGGGTGGAGGTGTTGCTGCCGCTTCTGATGAAGTTGTGGTACCCGTTTTAGTTGAATATAACTTGTCTGTGTTGTCAAAAATACCTGTATGAGGAATAATTGATGCAGTGTTAGTTAATTCAGCACCAACCGCCTTTTCAATACGTTGTTGTTGTAAATCTGTTTTTATTTCATCATCAGACATTCCCATAATATGTTTCTTAGCCCAAGAAACAGATGTGGGTGCGATACCTTCAATTGCGGTAACACAATTTTTATATAAATCAACTTTCTCTTTCCAAACATCAATTTTTAGTAAATCTGCTTGTGTCGATGGATTGGTTAATGCCAATGTGAAATTACTTAATTCATCTTCAAATCCAAGTAAGAATAGATGTATAATAGCAATTTTATTTAGTTCGGCAATCATAGATTTTTGAATTCTATTAATAGTTCTTGCAAATCTAATATCTAAAAGTGAAAGATTTTTTCCGTCACCAACAGGTTCTTCAAAACCCAAATATGCTTTAGGTATACGAAGAGCTGTAACTAATTTCTTTTGAATGTACTCAATGTCGGCAATTTCAGAGAGATTCTGAGCTCCTGGTAAGGTATCGATTGGATTAGTTGCCGCGGGGTCACGAACAGGAATAAAGTAATCTTGGTCAACCGCCATTTGGTTAAAACGTAAATCTACATTACCTGTTTGACTATCAACAACCTGACTTCTTTTGAATTTGTTTGCAACACGTTGTACATATGCCTCAACATCCTTATCATCCATATTACCAACAAAAACTTTAAATACACGTCTTTCAGGCGCTCTTGACGTTCGATAAATTAACATCGCGTCCTCAGATAACAAAAGTTGTTTCCAAATACGTCTTGCTTTTTCCAACATAGATGTACCATAAGGAAGTTTTCTATCGTCACCTAATAATCTAAAATGAGCCATCTCCCAAGAGTTAAACTCCATATCCTTAGCTTTCCACTTAAATCTTAAACCTTTGTTTTCAGGAAGTTCGTCCACATTATGTGCTTTTGCTGGCATACCTCGTTCCAAACGTTCTATTTCAATATTTGGAAGTTGCATACAACCAATAATACCTCTTTCAGGGTCTAGTTTTAAGTAAACAAAATTGTCCCCATATTTACAAGTATTTCTTGTCCACATAGGTAGATTTGTATTAATATCTAATTTGTTATTAAATAAATCAATTAATATTGATTTAATACGTTTCGATTCAGAATATATCTGAAGCATATAACCATTTTGGTCAACCGTAGTAGATTCCTCACCATATATGTCTAAAGCGGCAGAAATCTCAGGGGTGTATTCCATCGATTCATAATCATAAAACGACGCTAATCTTGTTGGTTCATAATAAACTGCTTGAGTGTATAAGTTACTTTCAATTTTAGCCCATTGATTGGATAAATAATATGTTTGTTGAGCTTGAAGTTTTTCTTTTTCAAACTCAACTTTAGAAGTTGTTTTTAAAAGTTCTTTCTTGTCAAAATCGTATACAGGATAATCTTGATTTAATAGAGAATTAGGTCCAAATGCTTTGGATAATCGTTGCCATACGGTCAAATCTTTTTTTTGTTGTTCTGACATAGATGAAATTTATGTAATTAAATCAATAATTAAATAGTTATTTATTTGGCTTTGTTTTTGGTTGATTTATTTTTTCATCCCCACCTACTTTTACGTTACTAACCCCTTGATTTGCAACAACCATCCTCGAACCATTTAATTTGTTTCCGGATTTTTTCCTTTGAACTAGTCCCATAACTCTTATAAATATTAACGTTTACCAAATAACCAACCATATTTAAGATAGTCGTCTTTGGATACATTATGTTGATTAAACTGATTCATTTGTTGATTTAGATTTGGCATTACAGGGTCAAAAAATAAAGTTTTGTTATTTTCAACATTTTCAGTCACGGTCCAGGAATTAATCATTGCTTTTGTTTGTTCAGTTACCTTTGTTAAATTACTGAATGATGATTCTGCAACATACGTTGCCATAGCGATTGCCATAATTAAATCATCGTGATGACCCTTTTGATGGTCTGGTCTTCCGTTTATATAAACAAACGTATTCATTTGATTGAATAGTCGATTACTATAAATCTTGAATTTATATCTCAATGATTCTTCAAACGATGCAATTATTTGTACACGTTTATTATTAAAGTTGATTCCGGGTATTTTTTCTGCGGCCTTGGGGTCATACTTCCATTTATTAGAAACGTCGATTCCGTCCACATAAAGATTTTTATATCCCATTTCTTGAAGTTTTCTTGCGGTTGAAACTCCCATACCTCCTGTAATATCTATAACGATAAATGCAGAATACATATTCCCCCACTTATAGGCAATTTCCGCCATTGTATCGGGAGGTAACTTACCTTCAAATTCTAAAACTTGTTCTCGTTCGTCAAAATCAATAATTTGAATTGTAGAAAAATCTTCACTATCACCTCTACTAACATCTACACCCATAACATATCTATGACCTTGAACAGGTTCTTTCCATATCCATAGTTGGTTACTTATCATTTTGGCTTGTGGTTCTCGTATTAAATTTTCTTTGAGACCCATCATCATTTTTGATTCGAAAACATTATCACCTGAACCTAAAAAGTTACATTCTAACTCTTGAGATATTTTCCTTTTATCAAATTTTAATTTTTTTGCCATTTTCTCAAACCAATCTGATGTTGGTTTGTATCCGTTGTCCATCAACTTTCTTAACTCAATATAGTTTCTATTGTCAAAAGGTATGACAGACCAATCTATTATGTCAACTTCTTTATAATCTTCTTTATTTAAAAAATAATGAACCAAATCATCTACTTTTATCAAATGTAAATCTTTAGTATAAC